GGACATATCTAAATTGGTGATATTTGCACTACCCAAAGTGGATGTCTGAGAAGACTCATCGAAGAACATCCAGTCAGTGTGCATCAATGGCTCATCTGAAGTGAAACCTACGTATGGTTTCCAAGTGTATCCCGGCGGAGCGTAATGAGTCCTCCAATCGATGGATGTCGGATCATTCACTGCACCAGTGATACTATATGTGTATACTATTGGTGGTTCTGGAGGCTGTGGTTCAAAGGTTGTTATTTCTGTGTTGAAACCATAGTCTCCATCCGGACTCACATCAATAGGGTCGGGAGTAGTGTTTATAAGAGATGCCTCAATATCGGGATCACCTATAAAATTCAGGTTCGTGTTTACCTCACGGATAATAGGTCCTGTATTCTCTGGACCATAGAAGTTTACTTTCATCTCAAAATTGAGGGTGTATACGATGGTACGCCTTTGTTCTAAAGCACCTTCAAAATCATCCGAAAAGTCTAGACCAGACAGTATAATAGGAACATCTTCTTTGATATCCGGTTCGTCTGCGAATGGTTTTACGGTCAATGTGTACTGAGGAGCAAAATAAGGTATAATCTGTTCGACAACTTGTAATGCATCATCTTGTGACTTAGCGTATACAGATAGAGAGAAACCTATGGTATATGGAACACCAACAAAAATCTTTCTTTGGTTGTCTACTGTCGATGATAAAACGCTACCGAACCCATTCATTTTAGGTAGTTGTCTGGTGGCGTCATATGTGATAGAGGTTATCTCGAATGACATACGAGGTAATTTGATGGCGACTCTACGTTCCGACTCCTCGCCATTTGACATCTCTTCTAGTCGTTCTATGAAAGACCTTTTTGGTGCATAAGATAAAGGCACTTTTACTTGGGACAATACCTTCCCGCTCTTATCTGTTCTCAAAACATGTAGGTCATTGAACATTGAACCGAAGACGGCTACGCACGTTCGAACGCGTTTATGGTAGAAGTGTCCTCCCATCATCCTGATATATCTCCAAATGGGTTAGTCTCAGTGAAGTCAACAAAGTCATTTGCAAAATCATCGAACACTTTATTCTGTGACAGTGGTTGTATCTCGTTCACACCTTCGGTGATGGAAAGAGGAAGGAAAGACGCAAGAGTACCCACTACCGGAATATCAGTCGACCACATATGATACTTACCGTCTGAAGCGCCAGTATGCGCCACTCTCAATAGTCTACTCTGAGAGTTGAACGATGTTACTTCACCACTTATGGTAAATTCACCAAAGTCTTGGGTTACCGTTTCGCCCGGATAGTAGTAATCTTCTGACCCAGTATTCTCCATAGTCAGTTCATACTGGAATGCGTGTTCACGTTCAACGATATCAATATCTTCAATACCAGTGTCGAAATCTTCGTCTGAGAATTCGAACAACTCGCATGTCATACGGAACTGTGGTAGATTTGATAGTTGATAGAATGGTGATTCTGTCTCGACCTTCCTGACCTCAAATAAAGACTGAGATAGTGGGAGATAGATTACATCACCTTCACGTGGACGGAACTGCGCCTGTGACAATTTGTCGCCGATTAGTTGTTTCCATCGACGACGAGCGATAACAAAGGTTGCTTGGTCTCTCAGTTCGATACCAAACTTAGTGAACAGGTCTCCCTCTCCATCAAACGCTTCGGTGTTTTCAATATACACCTCTACTTTATATGCGTCGGAGAACTGAGACTCGATACTATCCAAAAAGATTTCTTCTCTTTCAACAATCTCTCTTGGTAGGTAATATACGTCCTGACCATAGAATTGGATCGCTTCTATTAGGATATCTTCGTAAAGACTCTGCTCTTCTTTATTTTTTGTACTTATATATGGATTAGTTGCCATGTCTTACCCCATGAAGAACATCGGACCTTCGTCCTCTTCCAATCGGAACTTCTCCATAATCTTGTCGATGTCTGCGATTGCATCATCGTAGATTTGTCGGGCATTTACCGTTACACCGCCAGGCAATACCATGCCGTCGAACTTTGTTAGGTTAGTACCCCACTGTCTCTTTATCAGTGCGGTTGCATATTCTTTTAGGAATCTGTGATTCCACAGTGAGTTGTATTCACTGACCGTTTCATCTGGATTGCGAATACCATAGACCTCAAAGACAACATAATCGTTTACTTTCAGGTTACTTTTGGATACATGTAAGTTGACTCTGTTGTACTGTCGGTCAAATGTAATCTGTGGTGTACCACCTAGTTTCATATCTAATAGTGCTAGGTTTTGTTGCATCTGTTCGTAATGTGCAAGATCACCTAGGAGACCACCTTGACGGGTGAAATCGGAAATGGTATATGCCATCAACTGCCATGCATCACTGAACCATCCAGAGTGGGCATTGTTGAATGTCATAGGAATCATTCTTACAATAGCAGACAGGTCTAGGTCGTCCGCTAAATCAACAGTTTGATTATCGATATCGGTCTGAGTCAATTGGTGTTTCAGATAATATCTCTTAGACCCATCTGGGTGATTTTCACGGAACCACTGCAACGCTTCGTCGATTCTATCTTCGAGTTGTTCTTCATCAATATTGACTTCAACTACAGGATGCCCCAAGGCACGTAGGCAGTAGTCAATAAGGTCTTCTCTATTTGTTGAATACATTACTATAGTCCAGTATTAGTTACCCTTCTATTTATACGTTTATTTATACACAAACTAAACATAAAAAAAGGGGGACCGAAGTCCCCCCTTTCATCTGGGTAAAAAACCTAGATTAGTTTACAACGGTACCGTTCACATCGTATATATCGATACGATAGTGAGATGGTGCCGCGCCACCTAGTTTGTCAGCGTCATCTGAAGCAACAGACTCAGCAACACGTAGTGAAGACTCAGCTTCTACTTCGTCAACCTTGATCTCACCAGTTACAGATGAGTAAGTGATGCACAGACCACCAGATAGACAATCTTTAGTACGTTGTTCTGTCCAGTACTTGTTGATTGATCCTTCTGATACGTTATCAGTGTCCCATGCTTCGATTGCAACCACACCAGATTCTAGTGCAGAGATGCGACCAGTGTTAGAGTTGACAACACCTGTGATCGAACCATCAGCAGATTGGAATGCAGCAACGATTTCTGTTAGAGAATCTAGTGACGCTGGGTCAGTATTCTCTTTGATGAAATCGATTTGCGTCTGAAGACCAGTGTCCGCGTTTTGACGGTCAATGACTTCTTGTGCAAGGTCACTAGCGATTTGACCTTCTGCTTGAGTTGCACGAGCAACTTCAGTCGAAAGGTCAGAAGTCAACTGAGTATCCGCTGCAGAACGAGTAGCCGCTTCTAAAGAAACTTCAGAAGAGTTTGCATTGTCACCAGCGATTCGAGCAGCAGTTTCGACAGCAAGAGCAGCCGAATGGTCTGAATCTGTTCCGATTCGAGTGGACATTTGTGATTGTAGAGTATCGATCTCACCTTCAGCAGTAGTCAAACGAGTTGAGTGACCGTTTACTTGGGTCTGTAGTGCAGCATCACCAGCACCACGTGCAGACTCTTCAGCAGTTAGGTCCGCTTCGAGTGCAGTGATGTTGTTCTCAGCAGTAGTCAAACGACCACTGTTAGCACTGATAAGACCAGATAGGGTTGAGTCAGCACCTTCGAACGCAGCAACGATTTCTACGAATTGGTCTAGCGAAGAAGGAGAACCTTGCAAGATATGACTTACTTGGTTCTGTAGACCGATAACATCTGCTTCGATAGCGGCATCAGCAGAACTACGTGCACTTGCTTCTGACACGATGTTCGCAGCGTTGACTGCTTCCGCAGATGTTGCACGAGCAACTTCAGCAGTAATCTGTGACTGTAGGTTAGACTGGTCACCAGACTGAGTTGAAGACAATGCATCGATATTTGATTGTAGTGTATCATCAGCAGATGAACGAGTTGATGCTTCTGCATCGATATTTGCCTGAAGTGTAGTGTCAGATGCGAGACGAGTCGCTTCTTCTGCGTCTAGGTCAACTTGTCTTGCCTTAGTTGCGATAGATGCAGTGACAGTCGCAGAGAAGTTCGCGTCGTCACCAAGTGCCGCAGCTAGTTCGTTCAACGTATCCAATGCCGCAGGGGCAGCGTCTACAGTTGCCGCAACAACACCATCAACATATCCTTTGTTAGCAGCTTGTCCAACGTCTGTCGGAGTATCAACTCTAACATCCGAACCACTTAGCATGACAATACCGTCTTGGAAGTCGAATGTTCCGCCAGGACCAGTAATTGCTATTGAACCACCAGATGCAACCTGAAGTTGATCTGTCGCCAAACGGCCACTTACTAGATCAGTCCACTCGTAGTCTGTACCAGTCCACTTGACGAATTCGCCAGCATTAGCAGTAGAAATGTTTAAGTGTTGATCGACCTCTGCCTTAGTAGCATTACCGAAACCACCACCAGTGATTGTTGATGAACCGAAGTTTACTATAGAACCTTCGAAATCGACAGTTCCTGTTTGAACTTTTAGGTCATTCGATTCAATGTGATCAATGAATCCACGAGCAGCATAAACATCATTAGCGTTCTTGATGTTGTTACTATCCATGTCAACTTCAGCAGTCATCTTAATATCAGTTGAACCTGAAGATGTGCTGATACCGGAAGTACGTGAGTTTGCAGCAGCAATTGCCGCAGCGTTTGCTGCTTCAGCGGCAGTTGCACGAGTTTCTTCAGCGGTAACTGACGCAGTTAATGTAGCAATGTCAGTTGGTGTTGCAACGCCGTTCGTTAGAGTGGTGTTGATTGTAGCAATTGCAGTTGAGTTGTTGGTTATTAATGTCTGAAGGTCACCATCTTCTGTATTGAAGAATGCAACGATCTCTTGGAGTGTATCCAAGGATTCCGGTGAAGTACCAAGAATTGCGTCGATCTGTGCCTGAAGGTTTGCGATATCATCAGCGATGATAGTAGCAACTGATTCGGACAGAGCAGGAACAACAACCTTACCTTCATCGGTAATTACAAGCTGGCTTCCGACTACTACTTCACCAGTAACGTCGACGCCATTTTGTATTCTAAACTTTTTATTAGTACTCATTAGTTTATACCTTTTTAGAATGTATTAGATTTAGTGGGGGGAGACTGATGCTCCCCCCGATGTATTATTATACGTCGACGTATGTAGCAGATACTGATACTACCGCACCAGAGTCTACAGCCGTGTAAGTCAACTCAACACTTGTACCGTTCACTTGAACATCGGTGTCACCCAACAGGTCTGAACCTGTGAAGATAATACCATATTCTGTGATATAAGCACTTGTACCGTTGTGTACAACTAAACACTCACGTGTCTCGAACTCACCATTCAATTCTACAGTAACTACGTACTTAGCAGAACGATACTGGGTCTTGTTGAATGCAGAAACTACTGTAGCAGAAGTTCCAACAACAACATCGTTACCCTGTTCGAATACCTTGATGTTATCAGCAAGAGTTTCAAGACCAACAGACTTAGGATCAAGTACACCAACTGAGTTAGTAGACTGAGCGATAACAACCGCTTGTGTACCAACTGGGATTGCAGCGTTGAATGTAATAGTCTGTGCTTGTGCATCGATAGAGTAGTGTACCGATGGGTCCTGAATAACACCACCAACGAATACGATCGCGTTCTGATCTTGCGTGTAGAAGTTCAGTGCGAAAGTAGACTGCGCACCGTCACCAGACATAGTCTGACGTTGTGCGTTGTTGAATGCCAACTGAGTTGGGTCTTGTAGAGACATTCCGTCTAGAGTGTTATTTACACGTAGTACATAACCGTTCTTACCGTCGTAATCGGAGTCAGCAACGTCTGCAAGTTCCAACATGGTCTTAGCAGTGTCGACTGAGAATACACCAGTAGATTGGTCGTAAGATGCCTTACCTTCACCAGCAACATCTGTTAGAGATACTGAAGCGCGAGCAAGTGCATCGCTGAAGAACTTCTTAGTACCTTCTACTAGATCGTCTGTAGAGAACTGTGAGATGTGTTGTGCAGCAAGACCCGCATCCATTTGACCTTTGTTCACTGCATCAGCAGCGTCAGTACCAGTTGCAACACCGGAAACTTTGTTTCCACCCATTGCTAGGTCACCAGTCATTGAATCTCCAGACTTCTTGACGCGAGCATCAATTTGTGTCTGTAGTGCGGCATCAGCAGCAGCGAACTCACCACGGACTGCATTGTCACCACCGATTCGATCAGAAATTTCCTGAGCAAGACCTGAAGCGTTAGTTGCGATATCCGTCTGGTTCTGAGCAACTAGACCAGCAAGAGAACCGTCTGCGCTTTGGAAAGCGGCAACGATTTCTGTCAATGAATCTAGAGCGGCAGAGTCAGTGTTCGAAGTGATGAAATCGATTTGCGTCTGTAGTGAACCTTCAACACCTTGCGCACGGCTTGACTCGTCAGAGATAGCAGTTGCGTTAGTAGTGATTAGTACACCTAGTGCAGTTTCAGCGTCTGTAGCACGAGTTACTTCAGTTGCTAGGTCAGATGTTAGTACACCTTCCGCAGCAGTAGCACGAGCAATTTCTGCGTCGATTTGTGATTGTAGGTTGTTGATACCAGAGTTGCGTGTGTTATCAACGGCTTTGATTGCAGCGTCTAACTTCTTGTCTGCGTCTGCTAGAGAAGTAGATGCGTCAATGTAGTTAGTTGTTGTTGGAGCAACGTAAGTACCGTCAGTCGCAAGACCCGCACCCAACTGTGTAGCAGACATCTCTGTCTCAAGTACAGTAGTACGTGAGTCTAGAGCGTTGTCAGCAGCAGCACGAGCGTTCGCTTCTGTAGTGATCTTACCGTCTAGAACGTCATCAGCAGCTTCACGTACCGCAGCTTCGTTTGCAACGATTCCGTCTGCGTACAACTTAGCGGCAGCTTCTGCGTCATCAGCTTCTGCTTCTGCGTAAGACTGTGCAGATGCAAGAACGACTGCGTCACGAGCAATGTAGTCTGCTTGGTCAGTAGTACGGTCAGAACCTAGGTCAGCACGAATTGCAAGGTCACCGGCAATGCGGTCTGCAATTTCTTGTACTAGTGCGTCACTATCTACGTCAGCGCGTAGTTCAGCAGCAGTCATACGAGATTCTACTGAGTCTACTTCACCGTGAACTTCGTTTACTGCACCAGTGATTGTCTGTGCAGTTGTGTGGAAGTTACCAGAACCTAACTTAGTTTCTAGAGCATCGATGTCTGCTTCGTTGTCTGTCAAGCGACCGTCTTGTTGACCGTTCTTGATTTCAACTGCACCCATACGACCTTCTAATGAAGTCGAACGACCTTCGACAGCGTCCATCTCAACTTCTAGAGTTACGATACGACCTGTGTTAGAGTCTGCTTGAGCGTGTACTTCGTTTAGACCAGAAGTTACGTTTGTAGCAACAGTTAGAAGTGATGCAGTACCCATCTGAGTCTGTAGAGTGTCAACATGACCTTCTTCTGTAGTTACACGAGTTTCTAGAGAAGTAGCACGTCCTTCTACTGCGTCCATCTCACTCTGTAGAGTGTCGATTTCAGATTCAGCAGTTGTTACGCGACCTTCTAGATTACCTAGATCAGCAGCTTCACCGTCGATTTCTGCGTGTAGTTCGTTGATCGCAGCGGATAGGTCAGTTGCAACAGTTTGTAAAGTTGCAGAACCTTGCTTCGCTTGTAATGCGTCGATCTCAGATTCGTTAGTAGTTAGACGACCACCTTGTAGACCTTGTTCAGTCTCAAGAGCAGTTGCGCGACCTTCTAATGAAGTAGCACGTCCTTCTACAGTATCCATTTCTGATTCTAGAACAACAACACGTGCGGTATTTTGATCCGCTTGACCGTGTAGTTCGTTGATCGCACCAGTAGTAGTTACCGCAACAGTTTGTAGTAATGTGCTACCAACTTTTGCTTCTAGAGAATCGATGTCAGATTCGTTGACTGATAGTCGACCATCTTGTTGAACATCTTTCGCTTCAGTTGCAGTTGCACGACCTTCTAGAGAAGTAGCACGTGACTCTAGGTCAGTTGCACGAACTTCTAAGGCATCGATATCACTTTCTGCTGTAGTCAAACGACCAGAGTTAGCAACGATGACCGCTTGTAGGTCTGAGTCGGCTTCTTCGAACGCACCAACAATCTCTTGTAGTGTGTCTAAAGTTTCTGGAGAAGTACCGATGATTGCATCGACTCGACCTGTTACGGTGTCAACGTCTGTGCGCAATCCACCTTCAACGCCAGTTGCACGGACAATTTCCGCATCCAACTGATCTTGTAGGTCTGTAACGTCACCAGCTTGTAGGTTTTGTAATGCAAGGATGTCAGAATCGTTTGAAGTGACTTGTGACTGAACACTATCCACGTCAGTACGTAGACCACCTTCAATACCCAATGCACGGTTGCGTTCTGCGATAATTGCGTTTTCGTTTACTAGTTCCGCAGCTTGTGCACGAGTTACTTCAGCAGTAATCTGTGCTTGGTTATCAGCGTGATCAGATGCTTGCAATACTTGTAGAGCAAGAATGTCTGAATCATTTGCAGTGATTTGTGATTGGTTAGAATCAACGTCTGTACGTAAACCAGCTTCGACACCAGTTGCACGTGTAGTTTCTGCTGCAATTGCTGTTGCGTTTACACCTTCAGCGGCAGTTGCACGAATAACTTCAGCATCGATTGCTGCTTGTAGATCGTCAACATCACTACCTACTAGATTCTGTAGTGCAAGGATGTCTGAGTCATTACCAGTTACTTGAGTTTGTAGACCGTCGATTGAAGTCTGTAGACCTGCTTCAACACCACCGGCTCTTGCAGTTTCAGCAAGAATCTGTGCTTGTAGATCGGAATCTACTGCGTTGAAGTCGTCTTCTACTAAGTCCAAACGAGTGCTTAGTGCACCCTCGGCAGCTAGTGCACGAGTACGTTCTGTGTTGATGTCACCTAGGTTAGAAGAGATGTTTGAAATGTTAGTGTTTACGTCTGCACGTAGACCCTGTTCAACTGCTTCTGCACGTTGCTTTTCAGTAACGACTGCAGCTGCGTTAGTTGCTTCAACACCAGATGCACGAGAAACCTCAGCAGTAATCTGTGCTTGTAGGTCATCAACGTCGATTGTAGTGTTTGCATTCAATGCATCGACTTGTGCTTGTAGGTCAGAATCGCCTGCAGCACGAGCAACTTCTTCTGCACGTAGATCAATCTCATTCTGTGAAGAAAGAACCTGAACTGCGTCCATCTCACCTTCTAGTACTGTAGTACGTAGAGAGATCGCATTTTCTGCGTTAGTTGCACGGGTAGTTTCCGCGTCTGTATAGTTCGTAGCGAAAGCAATGGACTGTGACTTTGAAGTCGCGATACGTGAAGTAACAGTGTTACCAGCAGTACCGTCAACCGATGCGTCACCAATTAGAGCAGCATCTTGTGCATCAGCGTGTGCAATTGCAACTGCCTGGTGCGAGTCAGCTTCTGAGTCAGTGTATGCTTTTGCTTCAGCAAGAACGTCGTCTTTTTCAACTTGAATGTCAACGTTGATTTGGTCAATCTGAGATTGTAGACCAGCGTCAGCAGTTGAACGAGTTGATGCTTCAGTATTGATGTTAGTCTGTAGAACACCTTCCGCTGTTTCTGCACGTAACTTCTCAGTTGAGATTGCAGTAGTGTTAGACGAAATAAGTGCAGACATATCTGAATCAGATGACTGGAATGCACTAACGATTTCTGTTAGTGAGTCTAGAGCAGCTGGATCAGTGTTGTTTGTGATGAAGTCAACTTGTGATTGTAGGTTTGCGTCACCAGCAATACGAGATGCTTCTTCTGTATCGATGTTACCCTGTAGAGTAGTATCACCCGCAGCACGGTCAATAAGTTCTTGATCGATACGTGCGTTGATGTCTGAGTCTTCATCTTTACGTTCTTGGTTTTCGATTGCTACAGAATTGCTTGCTTCAATGATTGCTTCTGCTTTTGCAGTTGCGATGCGGTCAGTAACAGTATTAGATACAGTACCGTCTACAGTTGCATCTCCAATCATTAGTGCGTCTTGTGCTTCAGCGTGTGCCTTAGCAGCTGCTTCAGCAGTAACAATGTCAGCACCTAGATCAGCGCGAACCTGTGTATCTGCAACAGCACGTGCAAGAATTTCATCTGTGATGTTCTGCGCGTTTGCAGCTTCTGCACCAGTAGCACGAGTAATTTCAGAGTCTAAACGACCTTCGATTCGTACTTCTTCATTAGTTGCGCGAGTGACTTCAGCAGTAATCTGATTCTGTAGAGAAGTCGATAGACCTTCTTCAGTAGAGATTCGAGCAGAAAGTGCAGATTCAGCACCAGTAGCACGAGTTGTCTCTTGACCAATCTGAACAGCAAGTGCTGATTCAGCAGATTGTGCACGTGCAATTTCTACACTTACACGGTCATTGATTTCTGTTTCTTTGTTAGTTGCGCGAGTAACTTCAGCAGTGATTGCAGAAGAGTTAGAAATGATAGAAGCAGATAGTACGTCATCCGCATCTTCGAACGCGTCAATGATTTCTGCAAATGAATCTAGTGCGTCACTGTCAACGTTGTTCATGATGTTGTCAATGCGAGTAGATAGTGCAGCGTCTGCTGATTGATATGCAGCTTCGATTGCGTTCTCACGAGCGGTTGCACGTGTTACTTCTGCGTCGATGTTAGATTGTAGTACAACATCAGCAGCTGAACGAGTTGATGCTTCAGCGTCAATGTTAGACTGTAGTAGTTGTTCTGCGACTGTTGCTCGATTAGTCTCTACTGCTACCGCACTTGCGATATCAGATGCAACAGCAGTCTTAGCTCTTTCAGGTGTGAAATATTGGTTATCACCTTCTTGCAAGTCGTCCGTACTGAACGATGCGAAGAATGCGTCTGCACCAATCTTCTTTAACGAGTCAGTACCGACATCGTATAGAAGGGTGAAACACGTTGCTGGATTGACCATACCTGTAAGGGTTGATTGTCCCTGTACCGCACTTTCGTCAAGTTTGGTACTAATTACCGCCTTGTCCGCTAGTGCAGGGGATTTAATCTGCCTAAATGCCATTAGGTTATCTCCTAGGTTGAGTTTATTGGTTTTGGGATATAATTAAACGTTTAATAATATACTAACGAAATTTGATGTATATGTCCGTTCCG